AGACTCTAGATTTATATTATCATAAACAAAATCCTCTACTAAACAAGGTAATGATTCTAGTTTACCTGCATATCTAAAGAAACCATTCTCTGACATCCAGTATGCAGAACCATCAACCTCAACACAAGCGTTCTGTCCAACTAATCCACAGTTGGTTCCAACCTGCGCAAACGCAAAGGTAAAAGGTTGACCAACAAAACGTTGTGTAAATAATGCCGTGTCAGTCCAAACAAGAATTGAATCTCTACCTCTAATCGCTCCTCTGATCTGTGATCCGTCGGCCAGTCTCTGTGTCCCAGCCGTATTGGTTGCTGTAGGTGTGTATGTGTTTATATCCTCTTGATCCGAGAATCTTATAAACATATCATCTTGTGTAGATGTATCTCCTATTGTTGTCTCTGTTCCAAAGAATACCAAGTGTCTATCCGGTGTAGATACTAACATGTGTCTTGATGCTGTTGGTGCACCAGATATGATACTAGCTCTGATATTTTCTGCCCCTGCCGCTGCAGAGTTCCATTCGAATACTGCACTGTCATGTATTAGACAGATGGCCTTATCACCAAAATTATCTAGTGACCACATGCCAGGTTCTAATACCAAGTCACCTGATGCTGCCTCACCCCATGCTACAAAGTTTGTTGTGCTGGTTACTGTATCTCCTGCACCGTGTGATGCAGCGTCTGTTCCTCTAACTTCTCTTGTAACACCTGTTAATTCATTAGATGTACTTATACCTGTGTATGATATCTCCTCTGTTCCTATTTTTATGAAATTTGTTCCTGTATCTGGAAATTGTGATACGTCTGCTAATATAATTCCAGTTGTAGTTGAAGAATTTATAGCACCGGTAATAGTTGTTGTTGGTTCTCCTGCAACCTCACCACCAAAAGTTCCAAGTGACCAACCAAAACCTTTTGCCTGTACGGCAGGTCCTACAGGATAATAGTGTTGTACCCTAATACCACCCGATGTTGTTGCACCAGATCCTGATTCTGCTGATGGCATTGTGATAGTAATTGTTGTGCTTGATGGCACGGTTGTTACCATAAATTTTTTATCATCAAAATCAGAAGAGCCAAAGTTTGAATTTGTTATTGTAGAAAAATTATCTAATAATACTATATCTTGTTCTCCTATACCGTGATCTCCACTGAAAGTTATTGTAACAGATGTTGATCCGTTGGTCGTGCTGAATGCACTTGTGAGCGTTGTCGTTGTCTTAATAGGATGTATATCATAATACACTCCACCAGAGAAAGCGTAAAGAATCCTGTTTGTTCCTATGATCGCATATTTTCTAGCTTTACTATTTACGAAATGATGAAGTCCCCTACCGGCACCAGTTAGTTTATCGTCACCAAGTTGTTTCCAGCCACCTATCTTTTCAGGTATACCATATCTAAAACGAACGTTATCGCAGTCGATCCATTGACCCTCTGCTCCCGTTGGTGTGACTTGTTTATTGATTCCAGGTGCAAAACCTATCTTTTGTAACATATGACTCCATTATAATACTATTTTGCAAATGAAGGTAGACCTAGTTTAGGTCTG